TGTTCCTGCATAGTTTCCTATTTCGTTATGTTCTAATTTTATTTTTTTATTGTATATACTATCTACAAAATGAGCCCAAAATGTTTTAACAGAATTTTCTTCATACTGATCATGACACTCTTGTATAAAAGTATCTGGAATAATCTCATCATCATCAATAAAGATTATCTTTTCATATCCTTGTTCAGCCAGTTCTCTTGCTAACAAGAACCTAGCAAATTGTTTAAAGTCATTCTGGTAGTTATGTACAGTTACATCAATTCCGTTGCCAAATTTTTTAATATACCCTAATAGTTTATCATGTCTATTAGAATTATCAACTATATAAAAATCAAAGTCTTGATTAGTTTGCCTTTGTAGGCATCCTAAAGTCATTTTAAGGTTTTCAAACCTTATATAAGTACACATTATGAGAGCTGTTTTTGACATATGTTTTAATTATAGCAGTAAAAGGGCCAGCCTATTTCTAGACTGGCCCCTCTATTTTTTATTAATTACTTTGGAGCTTTCTTATCTGCTCTTGTTGCAACCTTTGGGTTAGCAGTCTTCTTTGCAGGTGCCTTTGCAGGTGCCTTAGCAGCCTTCAGAGCCTCTTCTACGGCGCTAGCATCTGGCAAGATACCAAAAGCCTTGTCGTTAGGGTTGATTGCTCTAATTGCAACTGGTGCTAGTGCAGCAACTAGTGCTGTCCATAGATCCTTTGGATCTGTAACGCCTGCCATATATAGGGCAAGACCTGAAGCAAGAACTGATCGTCCATATGATGCAAGTAGTGCCTTTAGTTGTGTTGTATTCATTTTTCCTCCTAGGATATAATTCGTGTTAGTATTGTAAAACCAATCCATAGTCCAATAATTCCTGCGACTCCCGCAAAAACTGGTGGAGCTGGGACTGGTAATTTGAATGCAGCAAACACGACACCACATCCAAAACCTGTTAATGTTGATAATAAAATATCTTTCATTTTGTTTCCTCACTTGGTAACAACTTCTTTAATTCTTTATACTCTGATGATATTTTTTTCATTGAGTGATAATGTGGGTATGCATCACCAACAAGTCCGTACTCATCAAAATATGCAATCTCTGGCTCAACTTCGTTTACAAACTTTTCTAAACTGTCTTGAACATCTTTGATATATTGATATGCCCAATCACGAGAATCTGATAAGAATTTAATAAAGTTCTCTTTATGAACATCATTATTCATATCATTATTGTCTTTTAAAGAAGTTAATGATTCAATTTTAGCATAAGCCACAGACAATATACTTATTCTATTTATTAGATTATATACTCTGAAGGTTAATCTAATAGATACAATAAACAAAAATACAGATAGTATACTTAAGATTATTTCTACAGTTGTCATTATTTTATAGGCTCCCTTGTAACTAACACTATAGCACCTTCCATCTCTAATGCACTTTTAAGTTGTACAACATACTGTAATGCTTGGATTTTTTCATCATGATTCATTGTAATAAAGTCATATTCGTTTAATTTAATAGTTAAAAAATGTTCATTATCAATAATCTCTACTCCAAAATTTTTAGGAGAAGTAATAGAACGAACTGCTCTACGCATAGTATCTGTATACATTATTTTTGATTTTTCTTTTCTACAAAATTAAAAATCTCTTCAAGAGATTCCCAGCCAAGATCTTCTGTAATTTCTAATGCTGCTAAAAATATATTCCAAGTTTCATAAACATATTGCTTAGCTAATTGTGTTGGTTCTACAAGTTCATTATCAACTAAAAATGCAATTGGTAATCCAATATCATTATACTCAATAAAGTCTTTGAAGTATTTGTCAGACTTATAGTCCATCCAAAGCTCACCAAGTATAGAAGACATTGCTTCAAAGCTTGTTAATTCTTCTCCATTGTTAGAGATTTCCATACTTCACCCCACTTTTCTTTTGTTCTATGTTTACTAAACTCTCTAGATATTTCACCATTTTCTAGGTAAATACCGCCCCAAATTCCCCACTCTTTACCAGATACACCATTGGCAAAACATATTCTTTGAACTGGACATGATTGACAAAGATTATCTATTATTGGTCTAATCAATTCATCGTCTTCATATTTATCAAAAAATAAATTTGTGTCCATATCAAAGCAAGCACCTTCATCTTTCCATAAGTGTTGCTTCATATTTATACCTTATATCTGTTTGGAATATCCCAGCCTTTACGATCAGGTACAAAATTCTTTGCTAAGAACCACTTACCTTTACGATAAATTCCATTAATTGCAGTCTTTGCCATATCAGACTGTTTTGTTTCTACTACTGTCCAACCATCCCAATGAAGATTGTAGTTCTTTGACACAATCTTTTCCATTGTTTCTAAATTATTTACTATCATTTTTACCCCTTTAGTATCGGAAAATTCCAACTTCAATGTTATTTTGTTCAGCAGTTGTAACAAGTTTTGATACAGGCTGCTTAGGCTTGCTAAGAAATACAAGATAATTTACACTATTAATGTTTTCTTCAATGTACCATGTAGGTACCTGCATAAATTTAATCTTACGGCCACGAGATTTCATTCCTCTTTCAGAAAGGTTACAGAATTCAGATACGAAAGAATTAACAGATGCTGGACCTGCTGAATAAACTATAAACTCTTTTTCTCCGTCTTGCATTCCAGAAAGAGCAACACCCATAGCACGAAGAAAGACTTGATAATCATCAAAGTCAGTTGTTCCATGTACTGCTACTATCATCAGAATTCCCATTCTTTAAGCTATCCAAAATGAATAGCATCTTATCAATATCTCGCTTTGACATATTGTTTGTATCAACTGGCCTGACTGTTTCTGGACTTACTAGTCCTTCAACTGTATCAGCCACATAAAACATATTGTTATGTACCCAATATGCCTGATCTTCTATTATCAAAACCTTTACTGTATTATTACGTATATGCTTTCTTGCTTGAGAAAGCGGTTTTGGCATTTCAAAAAGATCTTTTGGAATAAAGTTTTTTACTATTTGATGTATATCACTTTGTGTATATACAACTTTAGTAAAATACTTTTTACTTCTTTTTACTGCTATTATAATTATAGAGGATATAGACAGCAATGTCAAGCCAATGGCTAATATATATGTCATGCTCTCCCCGTTAAATAGATTAATCTTTCTTAGGATGTTTTACAATATAGTCACTAATAATAGATTTAATTGTACCGTTTTTATTTAAACGAACAACCTTTCCATCTTTAATTTGTGTTGCATTAAATGATCCAGCCTTCTTTTTTGGCATTATTGATTACCATTTTCTTTTGGCTTAAATATATGCGTCAATGACTGAGATGTTGTGTAGTCTTTACCAAAGTCAGCAAACAAAGCCTTATCTTTTTCACGATTAACAATTCCTCTTGACCAAGAGAATCCTGCATCTCCACCCCATGCTAACCACATGATATATCCATTAGAAGGATTTGCTGAGTTACCCCAGTCCTTGCCCTTTTTGTCTACCTCATGGCGTGAGAAGTATGAGTACATTCTCTTAACAGTGCTGAGAGAAATAGTTTCTCCTCTTGCTAACTGGCCTGCACGAGTCCAACCAACTGCAGTTCCTGCACCAGTTGCCTTACCATCTTCTTTAAACTTAATTGCTCTGCGAGCAGCAGATCTTGCTCCTGCTGGTGGCGAGTAGCCTTCAGCCTTAGAAACTGTATCAGTCTCATATTCAACTGTGTCATCATCTTCAAATAAATCATCTGCCTTTGCAGCAGGTACACAGTTAGGAACTTTCTTGCCATCTTTTCCTGGCTTCATTCCACGTTGTACATAACCATCCCAACAAGGTGCTTGCTTAGAAATATCTTCTGGGCAACATTCTGATTTTCCAATTGATGCATCGTACATACCCATTGCAACTTCTTCTTCAGTTGGTTCTTGTGGTAGTGGATCAATTGCAACCATGAGCGACATCATGCATCCTGTATATAGGTTGGTTGCTTCCCATAAACCATTTTCATCTTGTTCAAATAACTGAATTAGTACCGCTGGGTTTTCTGCGGATGCTTCTAATGAGTACTCTCCTCCAGGAACACCAAGCATGCCTTCACGCATAACATGAATTACTTGACCAATGTGGACCTCTTCATCAGATCCGTGTGCTGTCATGGCGTAATCGCCTTCTTTTAGATTTGGCATACTCTTACCTATGTTTCCTTCGCTACGATTAATTGCATATATTTGTGCTGCTGCTTCTGATCTAGAGGTATGACAGCCCATTACTTCATTGGTACCCTCTTTTAACGCAGGGTATCCTGAGCAACCGTAACTTCCTTTAGCACCTACACGATATGGCATACAATGATTATATCAGAATTCTTGAGACTTTACAACTCTTTTTAGCTCCTGAAGAGACCATTTCTCCTGCTTTGAAAGCTTGGCTACCTCGTCTGGATCATGAGCCTTATTTGTTAGTGAGATTAATGGGTCTTCTTTAAAGAAGTCTATATTAACATACCCTTTTTCCCACAGGACCATAAGTTCAGCATTAACAAAATTTAAGTGATCTTCATATAGTTCAGGCATTAGTTCTTTAACCTTTGGAGTAAAAGAATATAACATTTCTCCACTATCAGGATCAATACCTGCAACCTCTAATCCACCCTCAAGAATTAAGTCATCTATTATCTGACTTATGGCATCATCATCAAACATCCATGAAGTCCAAGAATTCTTGACGAGTTTTTGCACCATTCATTCTTTTAACCTCTATGCCATCTTCAATTAATATGTAGGTTGGTATAGATTTAATGCCAAACTCTTCTGATAACTCTATCTCTGTATCTACATCAACATATAAAAAATCAATTATTCCTTCACGCTTAAGCTCATCTGTAATTGGTCTAGTGCGTTGACAAGGATTACACCAGTCAGCGGTGAAGTAAAGTACGTGTGTCATTTACCAGACTTCTTTCTTGCTTTTTCAAGAGCATCAAAGTCTTTAACTTTAGTATCACCCATATATCCCCAAGCATATCCATCATAAATCATCTTATCATTAAGAGATTCTGTGTCACCATTAATATATACCCAGCCAAGAATGCGACCATACTTTTCAGAGGAATCCATTTTTTCAGTCTTAATGACAACAGACTTAGCATCCTTTAAATG